AAGAAGCCGCCACAGCACCAGATGGTCAGAAAGTTTACGAAGGCAACCTGTTCAAAGCTACCTGTGTTGAATCCAATCGCTCTACCGTTGACTACAAAGCGCTGTGCGCCGATCTTGGCGTGACTGCTGACCAGTTGGCTCAGTACACCAAGACCACCGCCGTATTCTCCGTCAAGACCACCTCACGCTAATCAACTGCCCCTTCGGGGGCTTGGAGAACAACATGGTAGATCAGATCAAACTCGTTGTCGGTGCCAGATTGATGCTTTGCACCCGCATTGTTCAGGGTAAACGGACTTTTTTGCGCGCTGACAAAGACCTCGGCGACGCTCGTTACATGGGGCTTGATTATTCCCGCGAATCGCAGGCGCTTTATTCGGCATTCATGCGCGCTCGACCCAAAGATTTTTGTCGCTGTGCTACTTCTTTTGTACAACCTTTAATCGTTGAATAACGCAACAGCCCCTTCGGGGGCTTTTTTATTAGGGAAAGTCCCTAGTAAATAATTTGCACAATCGTTAATATCGTGTTACATTATCAATACGGTGATTTACCGGACAGCGAATAAGGAATTGAGATGATATTCAAAGCTTATGTATATAGCCCAGACGAGTACACCAACTGCTTCATCGGTGAAATTGAGGGCGTAAACATCAGAAGCAACATCCCAGAAATACAAGGCACCCCAATTGAATTCTATGGCAGCTCCAGAAAGGAGTTGTTATCCGAGATGGTGGCCTTCCTCAAAGGCAGCGGTAAGTCTGGAATTTTGCGTGTAGTTAATAATTAACGAACCAACAGCGAATCAGGAGAATCAAAATGCAATTTCACTCACGAGTAGCAGGCATTCCATGCATCATTGACGTTATCAGTATTGATTTAATTAAGGGTGACGGTTTCTGGGCGGTATCTGACGAAGACAGCCGCGATCGTTTTTCAGCCGAGTTTGAGGTGCTTGACCGTCGTGGTCGCCGTGCGCCTTGGCTTGAGCGCAAGTTAACTGCTGAAATTATTGACTCAATAGAAAGACAAATTGGAGATCGTGTATGACTAGTTACGAACAGTTCAGCCAGATAGGCGCTAGCAAGCTCGTAGAGGCGCTAGAAAACGGTGAGGGACACTCAGCCCTTACTGCGAATTTTATTCGCGCCTGCGCCCTTTTAATCGGTCAGCAACAAGGTCGCATTCTTGAGTTAGAGGCTGATCTGTACGGTGCTAAGTCTGAAATTGACCGCCTGCAACGTGAGCTGTTCTGGAGTGAGATATGAAGTACACCTTTTGGAATGAGGTTGGCGCATTCTTAGGCTTTATTGTTTTCTTTCTGTGCATTTGTTTCATATAATTGTTTCAATCGGTCTGTCCCTCACAGACGCTGGATAAACGTAACCAGCATGACTAATCTGGTGTTTAGCGGCCAGATATTTACTCAAATTGAGTACGTGCAGCTAAAAGCCCTGCTATATGGGCAAGTCTGACAACCCGGAAAGACGGGTACCAACAGGAGGCATCATGCTGAAAGTCAAAGTACCAGCGATTCGTGAAAAGTCTGGCAAGATTGTCAAAGCACCTAGCAAGGCGTATAGCCACGACGAGTTGATTGCTAAGGAAGGCAAGAAGGCCAAAGGCGCCAAGCATATGTTTGAGCTGACCAATGGCAAGGTGGTAAACCGCAAGACCGCAGCTAAAGTCGCCGAGAAAGCCGGTGAAGTCCCCAAGTCTGTTGGCAAAAAGCTACACAGCCATGACTTACGTCGTGCTGAGGGAATCAAGAAGATTAAGAATTATTGATAGGGTTATCAGAATTCTGAGAACCCTATTTTGTTGTTGCAAATGATTTAAGTAGATAGTAGAATTTAGGTATGTAGTCGGATTGGAAACCCGATGATCAAAGCCGCTTCAGTATGCGTCCCGCCCCGATTCTGGGGATCAATCTCACAAAGATTGTGTTTCCACGGGGCGCAGACTAAAGCGGCTTTTCTTATTTCCCGAAGTGCTTAATGTTTTCAGGGTCAACCGTGTAGGGTTAAGCAAGGCGTGACAGTGGCAAACTAAACGTAAGTGCCAGCCGTGGGAGTTGAGAGCGGCTACAGGTAGCATCAAGCGATGAACGGTACCATCAGGTCAATCTGGTGGATGAGCCGGAAACAAGCACCCTGTAGTGACAAGCTCGGTCAGAGCGGTAACGGGCCTCCGCACATTAGGAGGCGATAGTCTGATCAGTTGTGCTGGAATAATGAGCGATAAGCACAGCCCGTTGCGATAGTCACTGGATACCTCAGTCAGCACGGAACACCTCGGGGAGAAGCCACGGCTTCCCTTGGGGGAGTTTTGTCCGAAGCTCCGTACTGTTTCCTAGTCTGCATCACATTGATACAATACAAGTAATCAAATAGCTTTGAGAGAAAGCAATGGCAAAGATGGGTAGACCTACCAAGTACAACGAGGAGTTAGCTGATGACATCTGCGAGAAGATAGCATCAGGACTACCACTGACTAAGATATGCAAACCAGACAATATGCCTAAGCTCACTACGGTGTATCGGTGGCTTCAGGAGAAGGCTGACTTTCGGGAGATGTACACACGGGCTAGGGAAGATCAGGCTGACACTTTGGCTGACGAGATGGCTGAATTGGCGGACATTGACCCCGAGAGAATCCTGTCTGAGGGTGGTAACAAGATTGATGCTGCTTACGTCAATTGGATGCGTCTTAGGATCGACACGAGGAAATGGACGGCATCGAAGCTCAAACCACGTAAGTATGGCGACAAGACATTCATGGCTGGTGATGCTGAGAATCCTATCAAGCATGATCATGACCTGAGTGTGTTTGGCACCTTGCTTGAGTCGGTGCTCTTGAAGCGCCAAGAAGAAATTGAGTGACCAGCTGATTGCGGCGTTAAAAGACCCCGCTATCCAGAAGAAGTATCTGAATCTTGACCCTGTCACGAAGGCGACGTTTGATTGGCGTGCAAAGTGGTTAGCTACGGCGCACACGCATCAGGTAGAGCCACCGGGCGAGTGGTGGTCGATCTGGCTGCTGTTGGCTGGTCGTGGCGCTGGTAAGACAAGGACGGCTGCGGAGACGATCAGTTGGTGGGCATGGACGCAGCCAAACACTCGCTGGCTAGTGTCTGCACCTACCTCTGCTGACGTGAGGACAACCTGCTTTGAAGGTGACTCAGGCTTGATCAATATCATTCCGAAAGAGATCATCGCCGACTATAACAAGTCTTACCATGAAATTAGATTGACGAATGGCTCATTGATCAAGGGTATCCCCGCGTCAGAGCCTGAGCGATTCCGCGGTGGCCAGTATCACGGCGCATGGTTGGATGAGCTGGCCGCTTGGGATTACCTTCAGGATGCATGGGATCAGATCCAGTTCTGCGTTCGCTTGGGTAAGAAGACGAGGATCATTGCGACCACCACGCCACGCCCGAAAGACTTGATCGTGGATTTGGTTCAGAGGGAAGGCGATGACGTCCACCTGACGACGGCCTCGACCTATTCCAATCTGGCTAACCTGTCGCCGACATTCCAGAAGCAGATCCTGAGTTATGAGGGTACCAAGCTTGGCAGGCAGGAAATCTACGCCGAGCTGCTCGATCCTGAAGAATCGGGGATTGTGAAGAGGAATATGTTCAGACTGTGGGAGCAGCATATGCCGCTGCCCAAGTTTGAGTACATCCTGCAATCCTATGACGTGGCGACCTCAGAGAAGACGCACAATGATCCGACGGCCTGTACTGTCTGGGGCGTGTTCAAGCCATTGGATCGACCGATGTCGGTCATGGTGATTGATTGCTGGCAGGATAGGCTGCAATACCCTGACCTGAGACCCAAGGTGCTGGAGGAGTACACAAACTCCTATGGAGAGGAGAAAGAAGGCAAGCGGGTTGATCTGGTGCTGGTGGAGGACAAGTCAGCCGGGATTAGCTTGATTCAGGATCTGCAGCGTGCCAATGTGTTTGTAAGGGCGTACAATCCCGGTAAAGCGGACAAGCTTCAAAGGCTCAATATTGTCTCAAACATTATCGCAGCCGGGCGGGTTTACCTGCCTGAGTCGACGCAGCGCAAGGGTTATGTCAGGGATTGGGTTGAGCCATTTGTGAGCCAGATCTGTTCGTTCCCTGATACGACGCACGACGATTATGTGGATTCCTGTACGCAGGCGCTCAGATATCTGAGAGACGTTGGATTTTTGGACATTGATCCGCAACAGGAGTATGATGACTACGATGAAGACCGTCCAAAGCGGTCAAACCCCTATGCTCAGTAGGTAAATCATGCCTAAATACACATTGCCTCCTCTGCAATCAATACTTCCTGTTGCGGAAAAGGCAAAAGGAGCCGCTCCTGAAATAATGACTCGTAGCGGATTATCCGACCTTTCTAATTACATACTGGGCAGAGAAGGCACATACGGCGCTCAGCGTGTTGAGCGTGCGGCTGATGAGATACCTAATCTTGAAAAACTGTACACGCAAGAAGCGTTACGCAGGGCATTTAGCGGGGACAATGCTCGTGCATTGATGACGATGAAGCCGTCTGACTTTGAGAAATATGCCGCCCCGTTAGAAAGTAATCTGTCTGATGAAAGCGTAAAAAACATTTCTGACTTGATCAATGTACAGAAAAACGGTGGATTTTCTGATGTGCCATTTCTTATGGTAAACAAAGAACAACAAGGATTAGAATCTTTTCCTTGGGTAACGAGTCATGAAGGTCGTCATCGCAATAGAGCTATGGATGCGGCTGGTGAGCAGGCTGGCTTAGTGCAATTCTTGCCTAGAGCCGAATTGCGTGAACCGTTTCCTCGCAGATCGCAAGAACAATACATTGAAGCGATCAGAAAAGAGATGGATTTGTCTGGGAACAGAATAAAGCCTGAAGCCTATTATTTAAATGATCTTGATGACCAGCCATTTCGACGTCCCTCAGTAAAATTGCCCGATCTATACGCCGAAGGCGGCTTAATCACCGACCAGCAAACTCCAGCGGTTGAGGCGATCAAGGATACCGTGCGCGATCCACAGGCGGCTAGGATGCTTGACATGGATCTGGCACGACTGGCGGTCATGAATCCGCCACAGCGTATGGCAAGTGGTGGCGCAGTCAATCACATGGATATGCGACGTGTTCACATGGCGGATGGAGGATTATTGACCCGCCTGCTCCACGGAAGCCCAACGAAGATTAAACCAGAGGTAGGTCGATTCATTGATACGACGACTCAAAAGGGTTACGCATTGAAACGAGCAGCGGACAAGATGGACATCTACGGTCAGCAAGGGCCGGGCTACCTCAACCAGTTTGACGTCCCGTCAGAAAAGCTGATCAGGTTCGATACGCAATTCACGCCAGACCAAATCACCCAGATGCGTAAGACGTGGAGCAAGATCCCAGCGGACACGACAAGCTTGATGGGTGAAGACCTGTACGACTTGGCTACCCAGCATGGGGTGGGCCACGACACATTGATGCCGCATATCGCCAAGTCAATCGACTACGCAGGATATCAGCGATTACCTACTGGCACCGGCGGAAAGGACGAATGGTTCAGGATCACTAACCCTGATTACTTACAGCGTGTCAGGAATGAGGCGCATGGAGGAGTGGTGCGTATGGCTGGTGGTGGTGATGCACTCAAAGCGGTAATGGGTGCGCTCAATGTATTGCCTAAAGCAGAACGTGAAGCAAATCTGGCTAAGTTCCTTGAGAACAGTGCGGTCAAGGATAGGCTGTATCACGGAACCACTTCCGACATTACTCAGTTTGATCCCAACAAATCAAGGTCAAAGACTGGCAACATAAATGCTGTGCTAGGCACATTCATGTCAGATAACCCCGCTGAGGCAAATAGATATGCATCAGAGTGGGGTGCGACAGGCGGTAATGTTATGCCTGTGTATACTTCATTAAAGAATCCTTATCATGCCTCATACAAGGAAATGGATGACCTTGCAATGGGTACATACAGGAGAATGTTGCAGGATCCTGAGTTTGATCCAAACAAAACTTACAAAGGTTTTGATAAAGAAGGTCAGCGTAAAACATTTGAAATGATAGAGAAGCATGAACCAGCGGCGATACAGGATGCTCATGATTTTAAAAACAAATTGATTGAATCTGGACATGATGGGATTATTTGGAATCTAAACGGCAACAGAGAAATAATTGCGTTTGACCCCAAGCAAATCAAATCCGCTACTAGCAACGTAGGCACATACGACACAACCAATCCTGACATTACAAAAGCTCATGGCGGCGCAGTCCACATGGCAGACGGTGGACAAGCAGAGATGCCATACGGTGGCGTATCATTAGAAAACCTACCAGAGCGCAACGCATTTAGCCTGAACAGTAAGCCAGCATCACAGGCATACTCAGGATATGACGTACCGCAAATAGATGCATCAGGTAAGCCGATGGCATTACCGAAGACCAGCTACGACATGAAGTTGGACATGATAAACAATGATCTGGCTAAAGGCATCAAGCCCGACTGGATGTCTGACTCAGACTTTGCTCAGGATCAGATATCAAGAGGCAATGCCAAGCCCGGTCATATGCTGAACGCCATTGGCGACATCTTTTCAAAGATTGAGCACGCCACAGGATCAAGCATGGGGTTAGACCCAACGATGGGATTGATCGGCAAAACAGGCGAGCTGCACGCAGTACCGGGGGCGGCTAGGTACATGGCTAGTCGTGCATTGCCAGAGATCAAAGATACTGCGGCGATGGCGGCTGAGATGTATTTGCAAGGCAAGATGCCCGGCATGGTCGCTCCGGCTTCGTATGCAATATCGCCAGAAAAAGCTGCGCTGAGAATGCAGGCTAAATCAATCATTGATCCACAGCGTATGGCATTCCCCGGGATTTATGGCAACCCGGCAGAAATTGCCGCCGAAGCCGCATCAAGAGTGGCGCCAGAAAGTGAAAACTTAAAGAAAGTATTTGGCGTTACCCGTGATGACTTGTACGAGATTGGCAAAGAATTGCGTGGCAATTTACCCGGGACATTGCCCGGCGCTGCGGCGAATCCAAAAGGATCGGCTGCGGCAGAAAAGATTATGACAAATAAAAACGTCCAGCGCATTTTGGACGTGAACGCTGAAGCAGAAAAGTATCCAGAGCTAGTAAGAGGCATGGATCCTTGGTACGTCATGACGCCTTATTACAAGCGCATGGAAGAGTTGCTGGGGCCAAAAAAGGCGGCGATTGAATATCGCCTACAAAATACATTGATGGGCATGGCATCCCCCGGCAGCGAAGTCACAACGGAAATACCTCGTGGCTCGGCTGCGTACTTTTTGCACAAGCAGGGTAGATGGCCTGAGTTTATGGAGTCTCTTGCGGTTCCAGCAAACAAGCGTGAAGCTGCTGGCGTTGCGTCCGATATTATTGATGTACCCGGTCACGTCTATCACCGTACCGCCCAAGCTAAACCGATGGATACATTCTTGCGTACCGGAG